TCAGATTGGGCACCGCGGGCGAAATTTCGCCCCTGTACGAGCTGTACTTCCGTAACCGTACCTCTTCTTGGATGCCTGGAAGGCTATCTGTACAAATTCAAGGGAATCCCTGTCCTTAATCGCCCTGTCGTTTGCGTGCTTCAGGTTGTAATAGAATACGCTGCGGGGCAGGTCAAGCCGGGCAAGAAGTTGGCCAAGTCCGAAGCGGTCTTTCAAGGCGTTGACGATTTCCGTTTTTTCCCTGTTCCTCAAGGCGGAAACGTCAACGCCGGGGTCTTTTTTTAATATGTTCAAAGTCTCCTTCAGGATGGCCACTTCCATCTCCAGGTCGCGGACTTTCCTGTTCAGTGCGGAAACTTCGGCGGAGGAAAAATCGTCCTTCCCCTCTTCAAGAGGTCCTCTTGGGTTTTTACGGTTGCAACTTTGCAAGGCCAGGGCTCCTTTTGTCAGATACAGGCGTCTCCATTTATAGATGCTGGCAGTCGAATACCCGAGTCCCTCGGCGACATCTACAACTTTCTCGACTTTTTCGAAACATCTTCGAATCGCCTCCAATTTAATATTTGCCGGAGGATTCCTTGGGTGCTCCCAAGTGTTTTTATAGCTGCATTTCCCCTTTCTTGTCTTGACCTTTCCTTACTCGTGAATCCAGAAATAAAGGCGGGCTCTTGTCGGATAGCCTAGCGCCTGGACCGTTCGGGAGACCGACCTCAAATCGTGATATGTTTTCAGCGCCTTGGCTATCTGTGATAAGGAGTAATAGGGCATGTACGGACCTCAATTGTGTCCAACTTTTTGTCCGCAGCCCCCAATCCCGCGGAGGACTCGCCGCTTTTCTTGGCCACAATGATTTCCTCGGCTAATGCACCAAGTTCTTGCAAGATTTCGGGGTTGTCGAGGGGGATGCGGATGTTTTCGAAATAGACTTTGCGGATTTCGCGGGTGCCGCCCATGAGTTCGGGGCAGTTGTACCATATCCAGAGTTTTGCAAGGTTTGAGTTAAGGATTGCGAGAAGGGGCTTCAGGATGGAACCTGCACTGGATTCTTCGCTTCCCTCGCAATGACATTGGCGGGCATTTCTGCACCGGATCCTTCGACTACGCTTGCGCTTCGTTCAGGATGACACTTCGCGGAAATGTCTTTTTGGGCATTTGCATTTTCCGTGATGATGAAGGCTTTGTCGTTGCAAAAGGTGCTGATTTCATCGTATGTGAACGGAAATGCCAAGGTCGTTGTGAACATATTACATGCGTCAGAAATCATGTTTTCTATTATAGCTATTTCTTCCGGGGAAAGGTTGAAAATGGCATAAACTTTCTTATCAATTTCCATCGCAATCGACGCTATATCGGCATCAACCTTTTCTTTTCGTAAAATCAGGGCTTTTTCTACAAGATACGAAATTTCTTTTTGCTGTTGCTCCGTAGCGTCAGGAATACGAAGTGCTTCAACATGAGTTTTCTTTACTTGCGCAAGAGCTTCCCCTTTTTCTGGATTTATAAATGTATAGAAGAAATCAATCAGTTTAGAATTCAGCACGCCCAAAATATATTTCAAATTTAAACTTTCTGATTTAGCTATGCATATATGCAAATTATCTCGGCAAATAACGCCAGCATCAATGATTGTCGCAATAATAGAATCTCCCGTTTGCCGAACAATAATTTTTTCAGGAGCTTCGAAAATCTTTTTATCTCTCGGTGCAGCAAGCCATTTTCCGTACAATATCCAATAGTTATCATTCCACAAGTTTGTATAGCGATGCATTAAACTTCCGCGCATTAACGGAGACCAGTTTTCGTCTGGTTTATCACCGTCCCTTACATATGGCTTTTCTTCAACGATTTGCTTTGTTTGGGGCGGGGTTCCTTTCCCTTTTTCAAATGGCTTTACTCCATTATAAATATCCAAGTATTCTGTGAGAGGTTTAGAAGATGCCTCAATCTTTTTTATCAACAACAAAGAATCTTGATTTATTTCAATGTTTATAATTCTTTCTGTCTGGCTTATGCCTTCTTTCTTAATTGTATGCAACGGCGTTATTTTACCATCCGCATCTATTCGGCTAATGGAGCAATCACACTGTTCCTTTGATTTCGTAAACAATAGGCAGTGGGTGTCAACGGTTGCTTCGGCAAAAACTTTATGCGTTAGAATAATTTTATTCCATCGAAAATACGAAGTTAAAAATAATCGAACAGGGCTAAAAGAGATTGACTGCAACCAAGTATTGGGATTAATAAATCCAAATTGACCGTTATTTTTCAAAAGCGCATACGCTCGTTCCATAAACAGGCAATACAAATCACCTTGCTTAAAGAACGTGCTATAGTTCCTTTGTTCGTACAGCGAACCCAAAAGACCATTATTTGCTTGCAGTTGTATATACGGCGGATTCCCTATCACGGCATCAAAGCCCACGAAGCGTCCCTGGTCATCCAGGATTTCGGGGAACTCGAACATCCATTCCAGCGAATTGGAAAAGTCGATGGTGTCGTCGGTCTTGTTTGCGTATTCCTCGAACATTTCCAGCACGCCTTCTTCTACCATGCGGCTTTTTAAGCTGGCGATTTTTTGACGGAGGGCGATTTTGGAATTCTGCGTTCCTCCGGCTTTGTATTCCTGCACGCAGTTGCGGTATTCGACGAGGGCATTTTTCAGGCTGTCCTTTTTGCGGTCCGCTCGTTCGTCATGAGTGAGATAGTCGGCGATGACCCGCCCGTTTTGCACGGGATATTTGGAGAGGAGGCTATCCCCCACCTTGATGTTGATGTCGATATTCGGAAGGGTTTCCAGCCGCGTGAATCCGCTTTCTTCGGTATAGTAGGCGTTCTTCAAAAGTTCAATCCACAAACGCAAACGGCAGATGTTCGCGGAGTTCGGATTCAAATCCACGCCGAAAAGGCAATTTTCGATGATGTTCCTTTTCTCGTGAAACAGCGCTTCTTGAATGCGTTGGCGTTCGGGATTCCCGGGCTTGTATTCAAAGGGTTCGCCCTCGTCATCGACAACAGAGAGTTCATCGTTATCGACTTTGAGTTCCAAGTCCATACGTTTGATTCGCTTGCCGTGAACATCGCGGAAAATGTTGAGCTGCGACTTGATGGCGAGCATGCGGTTAAGTGCCGAAACCAGAAAATGCCCCGAACCTACAGCAATGTCGGCAATGCGGATATCGTCCACGATTTTGTTGGCTTCTTCCACGTCGTCGATTTTCTCGGAGACTTCGTCCAAATTCTTGCAGTTCCAATTTTTCGTCTCGTTGAATTTCTGGACGACGCATCTTTCCAGCACATCCCGGGCCATATAGTCGGTAATGAAGCCGGGCGTAAAAAAGCTGCCGTCCTTGTAACCGTTGATTTTTTCGAAGATGAGCCCGAGAACGGAAGCGTTGATGAGAGTCTTGCTGGTGGATGTGACGCCGCCTTGAGAATCGCTGGCAAAGTCGTAGGCATCGAGGAAACGGAAGATGTATTCCAGATTGTGCATGGAACACTTCGCCCGTTTGCCCCGCTCGTCCTTGAGCACGGTTCTATTGAAAATTTCCATGGGCGCGTCGGGGATTCCCCGGATTTTCAACTTGTCTTCGTCTTCGGTGGGTTCGAACAAACTACTGTTCAGATAAGGCACGTTGGGATAGCGTTCCAAAATTGCCTTGTCCCGGGCTTCGATTTTTTTGCCCAGCACCTTGAAAAAGAAAATATTCAGTTCGTCAAAGTTTTGGATTTTGTCGATGCTCATGAACCGGTAAGCGGCATCGCCCTTTTGGTAGATCAATATTTGAGATTCCACCAGTTTCAAAAACAGCAAGCGATTCACCCAGGTAATGCAAAGGCGAAGCGCCATGGATTCGCAACGGGCTTCGTCGGGAATGTCCATTTCCAGTTGGTATATGGCGCTTTCTAAAAGGCTTGCCTTGTCGCGATTGGCGGGTTTCTTGCGGCTGATGATTTTCTTGCCGCCGTCCTTGACTTCTTCGAGGCCGATGATGTGCAAAAGTTCCGCGTAAAAGTTTTTGTTCAGGCTGTTGCTGTCGTTGGCGAAGGGCTTGGCAAGGAGGGTTTCGGGCGAGAGGAATTTGTAAAGCGGGAGAAGTTGTTTCTCGCCATTTACTCCTGCTTTCGCAGAGGAGCCTGAATGGATTGCTTCGCTATCGCTCGCAATGACGCGTTTGTCATCATTGTCGTGGGCTTGAATCGCCACATCCGCAAGGGAAAAACGGACGACGTTGATGTCGCAGGTTTTAAGGAAATCGTCGATGGCGGGCCTTGCGATATCGTTGTAGAAATCGGAAGTCTTGTTTCCGCTCATCTGGTTCGCTTCGAATTTTTGGAACTGCTCATAGACCGGATTCGACTTCGATGCAAAATAGCGCACAAAATCCTTTACGTCAAAAAAGTACCACTCGTCAAAATTCGTAATGGCCAAGTACTTGATTTCGCGATTGCCAAAACGGATGTATTCCAGCATAGAATAACAACAACTTTTGCCGAAAACTAAACATAAATGCAAAAACAAGCCGGAACGCCATTAAATTAAAGGCTTCGCGACTTTCCTTTGTTGTCCTACGCTTTCCAATGTGATAGCTGGTTTTACACCCAATTTCCATTGTTTTCAAAAATAAAATGCTCACTTTAAAGACCACTTTTGCAAGAATTGGGAATATCCGCCGGATCTATCGTCACAATGGCGTAATGTTCCCTTATGTCCAGAACCTCGGAAACGACCCGGCAGACGCGTCTCCAGTCGTCGTCGGCTATAAGCCCGGAATCTTTCAGAAGGTCCATTACGGAAGTCAAGGCGTTGTCCAAATCCCTTTTCCTCTTGTCGCCGAACGAAATTCCGACTATTACCGAAACGGGGCGAGTGAATGCCCCGTGCCGTTCCATGATGCGTTTTACGGACTGCATCTGCGATCGGTGCCAGGCGGCATATTCGCGGCTATGGATGTTCACCACGTATCCGACTATTCTTCTTTGACTGAATGGGTGCAAGTATCTGGAACGTTACAGGTTCGTTCATTTCTCCATCACCTGCTTTCTCGGTTCGATTCCCTCTTCCGGAAGCCCCACGTGGACGGAAAGCTGGACATAGCCGTGGCATAGCGTCCGGCGTTGGAATGGGCTAACACATCCGAAATGTCGCCTTCCGGGCGACACACCGGTCCGTTCGTGCACTTGCCGGAAATCGTAAAGAATGTATTTTATTGTTAGGTTTGGCTATCATGATAACGGATGTCAAAATGGACTACAATCACGACGACGACCTTGAATTTTTCAAAGCGAACCAAGATGATCTTGTGAAAAAGTACAATGGCAAGCAGCTTGTTATTCGCGAGTGCGATGTTATCGCTGCATTTGATTCCGTTGGCGAGGCTTTTGATTACGGATGCAAAAATTATGGAGCAGGAAACTTCTCTATTCAGCACTGTATAGCAGGAGAAGGTGCCTATACGTGTAAAATTTCTACGGTATATTCATTTCTGTGCCTTTAGTAATCACTGAAAGTTTTAATCTTGATACGAACCTGCTTTGCTCGCCGTGTTTGGTGTACGACCCGCTGACAGGCAATAGCTGCCACGCCAAAGCCATTTGGGACACCGGGGCAACGCTTTCGTGCATTTCGCCAAACATAGCTAAAACGTTGAACTTGTCCGCCGTAGGAACAACGACAAACCATACGGCAAACGGATCGACAGCATCAAACAAGCATATTGTAGATATTGCGATTGGAAACATTCGTTTTCAAAAAATCGCAGTGACTGCTCCCCCTCTTCCAGATGATTTCGTTCTAATCGGGATGGACCTGATTGGGCTTGGCAAATTCACCGTTCAAAATATGAATGAGAACGGAGAAGTAAAAAAGGTTCTTACACTCGAATTGCCTTAAATTTTGTAATATGCGAGTCTGGTTCATGCAGTCTCTCGAAAATGCCGAGAGGCTGGTCTGTGGATGAAAATGCGAAAAGTCGCCCGGCTGGCGACACGATTAGGCTGATTTTTATGTATTTTTTTGAAAAACGGAGGTTTGATTATGGTTTTCTTTGGAAACTACTTTGAAAAGGAAAAAGCGCAAGTTTTTACATTAGAACCTACGGGACGTCTATGCCTTGATTATCCCGGCAACAAAGAAACCCTCGTTTTAAAAAAGGGGATTAGTGAGAATGAGCTATTCCAACTGGCCAAAGAGGGGTTCGAAAAATTCAAAACCGCCTTCGAAAAACTCGATTTGCCGCAGGATGTTTTATTGTAGCCATTTAATGTTTTTTAAGTGATTCATCAACATCGGGAGCCTTGTCCGCACCAAGCTTTATCATGTCCTCCCATTCCTTTAACGGTCCATACAAATACGTTTGTAAAAATTTTCGTCCAAATTCGCTTTCAATCAAAGTACCAAAATGTGTAAAGCTTTCCGCGCCAATGGATTTTGAATTCCAATACGATTTATTATGCCCATATCCCAAAGAAAAACGACCTTTAAACACTCCATGTATAATATCTGATATTGCCGACGCTTCGTGTTCATGGTAATAATCGATTTTATTGTTTGCATTTTTGCAAATCGTGATTTTACCGAAAATCATTTTGTCAGGAATTGGGAGAGAAGAATACCCCTCCAAAAACTTCGTGCCGATATAGGCATTCTGCTTCCTTTCTTTGCTGAACCATGCCGGAAAAGGATTTGTCTTTTCGTATTCCTTGATAAAGTCGTCAGCTTCTTTCAGCAATGAAGACCGCAGGGCTTTTGAAACGCTTTTACCAAAATCCATGGCTTCAGAAATATATCCTTTGTATCCGCACGCTTTTCCTATTGCAAAGTCCAGCGCATGGCCTTGTTCATGAAGCATTGTCGTCCCTTGACCTCGAAGATTTGTTTTTGCACATTTCATATAAATTGAAATTTTGTTATCAAAAGGGGTAAAATACGCTTCATCTTTGGAAATGTCATCAATGGTGTTTTCCAACAAACGGCTAGCCTTGATGTAATTTTTCGGGCGTTTTTTCAGTTGTTCTTTTATGGCGTTTACATAGTCATTGCCGATTGTTTTCGCCAAATCCCACGTAGCTTTTGGAAGAGCACACAATATTTCCCGACGTTCGTCCCAGCGGGCCTGAATTTCCGCGCGCTGTTCAGGGGTCCTCTTTGCGTGCCTGTCGTTGGCTGCGGTCATCAGCCGGAGCTTGCGTTCCGCCTCTTGCACCCTCTGTTCGGCGGCTTCCGTCTCCGCCCTCGCCTGTTCCAGCTTGCTCGGTGTCTTATTTTTATGTATATTGGTAGGACGGAGAAATTATTATTACGGCAGAAGAAGCAAAATGTATATACGAAAAAAAATGTCAATGACGAAAATGTTGTTGAAGTTTTTGAAAATAAAACTTTTTATGGTTTTAAAACGGAAAACAAAATAAAGAAGTGACATTTTGAGTCTAAACTAGTATTTGCCTTTTTCTTCAAAACCGGCAAAGGCGTGACGCTTTTTGAAGAAAAAGAAAGCTCTGTCATAACCTTTCAAATCTTCATAAACTTCGTCATTAGGACAATCATTTCTATGGATGATTGTCTCTTGTCCCCACTTTAGTATGTAGGACATTGTATCGCTATTTTTAAATGCCGGTATCATATTTCAAGGCCTCTTCAATAAAATATAATTTTTCTGTTGACAAAGAGCCTCCTCTAGCAAATACAGAGAACATTTCCGCAAAATAATCCGAAACATCTTGCAAATTCATAGCGTACCTGCTTATTGGATTCCTTTCTGCGTCTCTCAATTCCACCAATTTCCCATAGAAAATTTTCCCTCTGATGTCAAAAACGTAATGCCCTATTTCGTGGTCTATGATATGCTTCCGAACCTGTTCCGGCTTGTCGATGGCGTAGTCGCGCAGGCCGTAACGTTTGGCGTTCTCGATAATATGCAGGTTAAAAAATTTCTTCGGATTTCCGAATGCGTCGTTGAACTGGCTGGGATTTATGAACAACTTCCCGTTCAAATATCCGGCGATCATATCCACCGATGACTCCTTTATTTCCTTGAATTTCTCCAGCCCGAATTTTTTTAGAGTCTTTGGAATTTCCTCTCCTAGTGCCTTGAGGCTTGCGACGGTCAGTTTGTCTTTCAAATCGCCATCAAGTATATTGGTGGATTTTTCTTTGATTATGGAAATCCATTTTTTACGGACATTCGGGTCTTCCTTGGCTATCTGTATATCGAACGATCTTTCAAGCGATTCCGCCCGCAATTTTCGAATTTCTTTCTCCAGTTCGGAGTTTCTGGCGGATAGCCTGTTCATTTCCAGTTCCGCCTCCTTAGCCTTTTCCTCGGCTTTCGTCGCCCTCTTTTCCGCCTCCTCGGCCCTCTCTTCCGCCTTTGCGGTCTCGGCCCTCGCCTGTTCCAGCTTGCTGGGCGCCTTTTCCGGTGGTTCCGGGACTTCCTTCACGTCGTACTTGCCGTCTATGCGCGGGTCCCACGGCACGCTGGTGCAGCGGCACTGGAAGTCCGTCCCCGGTTCGCCGTGGTACATTCCCGCCGTCCTGCCTTTCTTCACAAGCCCCTCCGGGGTCTCCTCGTAGTAGTGGTCCGGGTCGCCCACGGCGCAAATCATGTCGTTCATCGCCGCGTGGGTCGGGCGCGTCCGTTCGTCCGTGGTGGCGAGCCAGCGGTAGTACCGGATTCCCGCGCTCTCGTAGGTAGCCATGGTGGCGGCGTTGTTCAGCTTCCCCGTCTCCGTCCGGGCGATGAGTTCCGCACGGTGCCTCGTCTTTGCGGGCAGGATCTGCTCCACCTCATGCTCCACCTGGTACTTGTTCTTGCCTTCGCTTTTCGCCGTGTATATGGCCGTGGCGATGTCAGCCTTTCCCTGCGTGTCCGCACTGATGCAGAGCTTCTGGAAGGTATCGACCCAGTCCTTCTTCACGCTTTCGGAGACGGCGGGCGGGTAGTATGGGACGCCTATGGTCATCTCGGAGAATTTAACGAGCGACTGCTGGGCGTTCACGATGATGGCGTCGGCGATTTTCCAGACCTTCTCCATGAAGCCGTCCCCGAATGGCTCGGATGCATCCTCGTCGGAAAATCTTTCCAGCTGTTCCGCCACGCTTGCGGTCCACGAGCGCAGAAGCTCGCCCCTGAGTAGCGACTGCAGTTCCCGTTCCTCACGCATGGGGTAGAACGCCTGGGCGGAAAGCACGGGGGGACGCCCCCTCTTTGACTTTACGCGCAAAACGTTGCCGACGAATCGCCCGAAGTCGCCTTCCATTTGCTATCCCTCCACGCTGATGTTGAAGGAATGCCCGTTCACGAATACGCCCGCGCGCACCTCGTCCGGCGTGATTACGCCAGTCTGTATGTATTTCGTCAGGTATTCCGCCTGCTTCGCCATGGCCTCGTTCATCTCGTAGTCCGTCATCTCGTACAGGGAGCCCCACTCGAACTCGCCCATGTCCCTGCCAAGGTTTCGCCGGGCGATGTCGGCCACCAGACGCTCCGCCGGGCGGTAGAGGTAGTTAGAACGCCAGTTGGACACAAGGTCGAAAAAGGCCTTCGTGTCGCCCTCGTTGGTCTGCGCCAGCCCCGTCGCCGACTGGCCGAAAAGGATGGACACCGGGATGCCGCAGCACGCCGAAACGCGGTTCACCAGCTTCTGCAACAGTTCCGGGATGCCGCCGAAGCTGTGGCTCTTGAAGTCGAAGCTGTCGCCCGCGCCGAGATAGACCGCACGCATGGAGCTCATGCCGAACTTCACCACGGACATCAGTTTCTGGAGGTCTTCAACCCCGCATCCGGGTCGGCTCATCATCTGGTTGAGTCCGTCGAACCTGAAGATGGAAAGCCCGTTCTCCTGAGCCATGGAGACCGCGCTGCCGAATGTGGCCGCCAAGTCCTTTATCGCCTGTTCCGCGGGCTTCAAAAATCCCGTTCCGAAGAAAGCCTCGCCGATACTAGATGAGGAGGCAATGACATCCGGCAGCGTCTTTCCGTGGACGACGGCGACCCTTTCCGGGGATACCGGGACGGACTTCCCGTCCATGCGGCGGACGTTGAATCTTTTCGGTTTCTCGCCGTCGAAATCCGTCACGGAAAGCTCCACCGCGCCCGCCGAATAGACCCGGTAGCCCTCGACCTTTCCCCTTGCCGGAGGCGGTTCCGAAACGTGGGTGTCGTCCTCGTATTCCGTCACTATCACCGCGCCGCCCGTAAGCCGTTGCGCCTCTCCGGCCTTGCGGAGGGCCTCTATCAGCCCTTTCCTGGAACATTCCTTGAAAGCTCGCCCGTCGGCGTCGCCGATGATGGAAATGTCGTGCTTCAGGGCAGACTCCGGCACGCTTTCGACGATGCGTGCCGCTACGCCGTCCTGCACCTTCATTGTCGCCAGTTCCCGAAGGTCAGCCCCCGAATAGGCCGAAGCCCTGACGTGCTCCGCCTTGTCCATTTCGATCGTCCCCATGCCGGTCACGGCGTTGGTGTATGCCCCGTCATCCATTCTTTCTGCCATTTTTCGTTCTCCTTGTTTGCAAAGTCAAAGAATCCCCAGAACCCCACGCCCGGAACCTGCGCACAGGTAGTCCAGGGCCTGTGTCGTCGCGTCCACGCGGTCGTCGTGGGGAGCGTTGGGAAATGATGTGATTTCGGCCACGTAGTCCGCCACCCACGGGTGTTCCGTGTCCATCGGCGGGATGAAGACGTTGCCTGCCTCGAAAAGAGGGGACACCGCATATGCCCTGGCCGTCTTGCTCCCCCTCGGCGTGTAGGGGACGATTCCCGGAATCGCCGAACCGAGGGACGAGATGATGGCCGATCCGTTGGCCTTGTCCTCCACCACCTTTCCGTAGGCGTCCGGCCACTTGAGCGTCATCGCCCTCATGGCACGCTGCTGCGAAACGAAATCCATCTTTTCGGCAACGCAGTCCATGAGGTAGAAGTTGCCGCCGGACTTCATCCATACCTGCCCGGACACGTTGTCCGAGTTCTGGGCGTCCTTGAACGTGAAGTCCCACGACTGAACCATGGTGTCGAATACGGCGGGAAGCGTCGCCCTTGTCCAAGTCCTCAGCCATTCCCTCTTGAACACGCCTCCGCCCCTCGGCGTCGGACGCTGCTGGTAGAGCGCGCTCCATTCGTATTCGCCCACATTCGCGCGGATGCGCTTGAGCATGTCCAGTCTGTATCTTTCCGGGTGCAGCGCCTCGCCCGCCTTCCTATGCGTTTCGTCGTGTTCCGATATGGCCGGGTAGTTCACGACGGTCCACCTGTCCATTCCTTCCTGCGTCTGCGCCTCCATGAGCCGCCCGGCCAAATCGTTCTCGTGCCACCGCGTCTGCGTCACCAGCACGCCGCCTCCCGGCGAAAGGCGTGGGTAGGCCGTGGAAGCGTACCAGTCCATCACGCCCTCGCGTATGGTCGGGGAATCCGCGCTCTTCCTGTCCTTGATGGGGTCGTCGATGTTCAGGATGTCGGCTCCCATCCCGGTGATGCCGCCTCCCACCCCTGTGCTGCGGTAGCTCCCGGAATGTCCCGGAATTTCGAAAAACTCCGACGTGCGGATGGAACCGTCCCTTTTGGACTTCGTGAGCCGTATATCCGGAAAAATCTCGACATATTCAGGCAAATCCATGATCCGCTGTACGTCCTTGTTCATCCGCCTCGCCAGATTGTCGCCGTATGATGCCGCAATGATGTTGCAGTCCGGCCAGATGCCGAAGCACCACGCCGGGAATCGCCTCGACACAAGCTCGCTCTTGCCGTGCCTCGGCGGCATCGTTATAATCATCCGTGGCGATTTTCCGGCACGCGCGTCCAGCATGAAGCGCATCAGCCTGGCGCAGATTTCGCGGTGCACCCATCCGGCCTTATAGTCCGGCTTCGTCGCCAGCGTGAACGCCATCAGGTTGCGCCGCGCAAGCTCTATCATCGCCGCGTTCATTCCACTGCCTCCGAATATACGCCCATCCTTGCCGCCTCCGTCTCTATTTCCTTTTCCGTCGGCGGCTCGCTTGCCTTCACGGCATCGGCAAGGCCTAGCCCTCCCGCTTCCGCCGTGGCCTCAAGCACCTTGATTCTCGCCAGCTTCTCCGCCGCGATGTCTGTCGCCCCGGAAAGGTCGAGGATGAAACGGGCGGCCTTCAGGTCTCCTGAAATTGCCTTGGCGATAAAGACTCCTATGATGCCCTTCCGTGCAGATACCACGTCGCCCGGTTCAATGCCGATTTCTGACAGTATTTCTCCCAGTTTCCCGTCCGTGTTCACCGGGATGTCCAGCATCGAGTTCACAAGCTTCCTGAACTTTGCGCGGGCACGGCTTTCCGCCGCCGACACGGAGCCTCCCTTGCGGGCTATCTTACGCATCCACTCGCGACGCTCTGTCGTCCCCGATTCTGGAATCAGCTGTTTCTCTCCCACCATTGCAGGAACTCGCTCCATACCACTGTGATGCGCCCGCGCTTCCCGTTGCGGCGGGCAGGAAGACCTCTGGTCGCTATCCATTCATATACGGTGTCCGGGCAGAATCCGATCCTGTCCGCAAGCCCCTTTATGTTCATATACTCTTCGTCCATTTTCTCTCCGGCGTTTTACTACAATATATATTTTTAAATGGCATATTGACTGAAAATGTCAATACGGTTTGACATTTTACGTCACATCTGTTCGTCAAATAATGACATGCAGGTTATTATGGAATTGAAAAAACTCGGGAAGATGTCGGTACGTGCAGGATGGGTGGACGGGAACGTCACCGCATCGGAGGCCTACGCCCACCTCATGGAGAAAAAGGCAACCGGCAAGGACCAGCCGGCACTTGGACGCCCCGTATCCCTCGCACTCATCGCAAGGACGCTGAACTACGGGAGGGAACCGGGACAGACGATTTCAGGCCACAAGTACGGGCGTATTCCGGCACGCCCATTCATGCAGCTTGCAGAAAAGAAGATGGCCGAAAAGATGCCAGAAATCCTCAAAGCGTATCTTCCGGGAATGCTTTCCGGGAAGATGTCGAAGACCGCCTTTTTGGAGATGCTCGGTTCCAGGATGGCCGGGGAGATCAAGGACGCCATGACCAATGGACAATGGACGCCACTCTCCCCGAATACCGTCAAGCGTCGCCGCCACGGCGGTTCGCAGCCCCTCATCGATACGGGAACGCTCCGTTTGTCCGTATCCTTCGAAATAGAAAAGTAGGGCGGCTATTCCGCAGCGGAAATTTCCACGGACACGGACGGCTTCCCTTTTTCGTAGCCATTCGCTATCTCGATATTGCGTACGACGTTCCAGCCGTCGTCCGGGATGATTTTTGTATCGACCAGCAAATCCAGGACGCTGGACGCCTGGTTGTCGGAATCGCGTCGGCGCAAGTCTCCGTGGGTGAACACGAACCGGATTTTTAGCGGCGGCTGCGGGATGCCCCCGCGGCAATTCGTCAAGGCTTCGAAAACCTTTTCATCGTGCCATTTCCGGAAAGCCGCGCTCGGGAAAGTACGCCCCGTCCGCCTGTCCACGACCCGTGAATTCTTCTTGCTCGGCGTCTCGCCCGTAAGGACGATTTTAAGGCTTTCCACGGTCATTTCCTCCGTCGGAAAAGCTCGCCGAACATGTCGCGCAGAATATCGAAGAGGGAAAAGGCGAGGACCGCGATTCCGAAAGCCGTCCCCAGCGCGTAAATCGAAAATTTCACCGCCTTCGTGGAAAAGTCGATTGCGTCCATCATTTCTCCATCACCTGCATCCGCGGCTTCTTTTCCGCTTCCGGAAGCCCCACGTGGATGAAGCGTATGCGCTTTGAGGTTACGCTCCGATAGGCTATCAGCTGGTCTATTTGCGAGATGTTCCGTTTCAGGATTCCCAGCAGTTCGGCGTTGCCCTTGGCGTCCGTCCCCCGGATGTCGGCGGCAAGCCCTTTCAGGTGGTAGGAGCTTTTTACCCCGCCCGCCTTTTCGTTCACCGCCTCCGAGCGGAACGCCGAGTTTACAATTATCGGCTTTCCGTAGATGTTCCGGACGCATTGCAGGAATCCGGCCAGCGAGTGCAGGTTCACGAACTGTTCCCACGTCTCCGGGAAGTTGGGAAGCCCGGTCGAGGTGGAGAGCATCTCTTTCAGCGTGAAATTAGGGAAGATTTTTTCAGATTTCATGGTTTTCAATCTTTGTTAGTTTGTCTTCATAAATTTTGTTAATTTGTATCAAAACAAGCGGCAGACATACTCTCCCAACGGGTCCCCAATCCGGAAAACGTCTTTGTATGTAAACGGCGGCATTTTATTTGCCACCCCCCCACCGCTAAATACGATTCCGCAACATTCAGCCTGTTCACTATTTCAATCTGCTTTTCAAGCGGCGGCAGAATTACGGGAAAATTCTCCAAATCCACGGTTTTAAGGAAGTGGATGACCCCGCTTACGCGCTGCTTCAAATCCCCCCGGCGACTGCAAAGATAGTGATAGAGGTATTTCGGAATCACGTATTCCGAGGCCGTAAGCACAAAGCACATCTCACCCGCAAAGAACCGTTCCCGGCGATAGCCGATATCCCCGGCGTTGCCCTTTTTTATGACCAACACCCGGTCGCCCGGAAAGTTCCATTCGTCCAGATAGCCCAAAGGGTTAAGGCTGCCGCCAAATACCGGGTATTTGCCGCTATCTTTCGTTTCGCTCTTTGTAATCCTTTTGCCAAGCTCGACTTTCGCAATGTCGCCTAAACTGACCTTTGCAAATCCATAAACGTATTGCGTCATTTTAAGGCAGTCAGCGAAATTTATCATAAGCCGAAAAGCTCCATTTGCACCCGCGTAGGGTCTAACCGTTCCTTCCACTTTTTCAAAAACGCCGCCTTTTCCTCCGCGATAATCTTTTGCATCCGGTTCAGAAAATCCACGTGGTCGAATTCCGGCTGCCTGAATCTTTCAAGCTCGCACACCATTGCGTCAACCCTGATGCTAGCCCTGAGGTACTTTGCGACGGCATCCCTTGCCCGCAACTGTTCCGCAACGGGGTCTATTTCCGCCTTGTCCGATTTCGGCTCTATGTAGCGGCATACGGAAAGGTCGAACCCGTTACGCTCGATTTCTGTAAAGAGGGCCTCCCTTTTCTCCCCGGTCTCCTTTTTCTCGAACGTTACGGAATCGCCCGACCTTCCTTTGCGGAATACAAGAAGCACGGTAGAAATGCCGGTGTCCTCGAAGTCGCCGCCGTCAATTTCCACCACCCGTTCCAGCGCGCCGGAGCGCACTATCTTTTCCCTTATCTCGCCTTCCCTTTGCCCTCTGTAAAGCACGCCCGGAAAGCACATCACTACGGCAAGGCCGCCATCTTCCAGATGATGCAGGCAGTGAAGAATAAACGCATAATCCGCCTTCGATTTTGGGGCAAGCCCGAAGCCCTCGAAGCGTTCGTCCATTTTGGGTTCCCATGCGACGGAAAACGGCGGGTTCGCGACTATGTAGCGGAATTTCTTTCCCTTGAATTTGTCGTCGGAAAGAGTGTCGCCTATTTCTATTTCCGCATTGACAAGATTTGTCGCCGCATAGTTTCCCTGCTCCTCGTCGATTTCCTGCCCGTATTTTCTAGAGCCTTCGAAAACGGCAAGCAAGGCCCCGTCGCCGCAAGTCGGGTCGTAGATTTCCGTAACGTCCGATGGAAAGAATGAACGCATATATTCGGCAAGTTTCTTGGGTGTGAAAAATACGCCCGATTTCTGTAGAGACCTACGGAACAGCTTGGCGCTCTTTGGCATTTTACCGCCCCCTGTACATGTTTCCGTAGAACCTTATGCCGTGGCTGTCGTTCTTTCTCCCGTAGTGGGATTTGGCGAAATGCTCCACCAGCCACTCGGCGAAGCTCGCCTTGCGCCTCGGTATTCCGGCGTCGCGCATCGTGCCGCGGAACAGGTCGTCCGCCAAATCCTTCGGCAGGCATTCCGAGCCGTAGCAGAAGTCGTGCACAAGCCCCGCCAGAGTGTAGGGCAGGTTCATTTCGTCGATGTTCGGCAGATACCAGCGGAAGATTTTGGGCACGCTCGCGCCGTCCCAGACGAGTCCACGCCGGAACTCGAAGCGGTATTCCTTGCCGTCGTTGTCCGTCCAGACCGCCCGGAAGTCGTTGTCCAGCCGGAAAAGGCCGCCGCGCATCGCCGTCCAAGAGAAAACGTCCCACGATTTTAGCCGGAAGTTCATTCGTCCCTCCAGATTCTGTAGGCGTAGATAAGCCCCGCGATTTCGCAGACCACCGCGAAAATGCCGAGGGCGAAAAACAACTTGTCCATCATTCCTCCTCCAGCTTCCTTTTAATCCATTCCAAATCGGTCTGGATTCTCGCCAGCGACTCCGAGAGCTTGAGAGCGTCGTAGTCGTCCACACGCTTCTTCAGTTCTTCAATCTCTTTCTTCTGCCCGCGCACGGCGTATAGCAGCCCGATGATGGCCGCCGCCAATGCCGGGCTCGCATTCTGGATGACGTTCAGGATTTCGGTCATTGTTTCTACCTATTTGATGAAAAATCCCGACCATCCCACCGTATTTGTAACTAAACTAGCATCGATGTCCGAATACGAAAGTTCCAGATGCAGAGTGTGTAAATAATTGTCCGGAGCGTCGTATTTCCCGACAATACGGCGAATCACCTCACCGCTTCTGTCTCCTTGCATATCGGCAGTGGCCAGCACGTTGCCGGATTCGTCTTTCAAACTCAGCATCGGAGCCGTATAAACTATCGTCCCATCGTGATGCTTGAAGGTCAGCGTCAGGTCGAAAAAGCTACCGACTTTTGCCTTCATGTCGAATTCTGTTACCGTCGCGGAATTCGAATCCGAAGAAACGGTAACTACCGAGCTGCCCCGGTATGGGAAAAGAGAGACATTTGGAGCATTCACGGCACCATCGGCGATTTTGTCCGTTGTCACGGCACCATCGGCGATTTTGTCCGTTGTCACGGCACCATCGGCGATTTTGTCCGTTGTCACGGCACCATCGACGATAATGAATCTCAATACCTGCCCGCCTCTTGACGCGATCGACTCGGCGTAAACCTGCTGCCAGTATTGGTTGTCTGCTCCCGGCTGACCGAGAATAAGGTTCTCCAGATATTGCGGGTCCTCGCCTAGAGTGACTGCTTCCGCATTCGTGTACACCTTTCCCTTTTCGGCCGGGCGGCTTTTGAAAAGGTCGACGACTTTGACCTTCCTGTCCCTTTTGCTCCCGCTCCCCTGCACGAGGTACAGGTAGTCGTCGCCGGAGATGTTCTCGGCGTCATCCATGTCCAAAAGAGTCGTTATATTTTCTGCCATTTTTTTCAACCCTCCGTTTCGTCGGCATCCTGCAGCGTCCGCAGGAGCCATTCCCTGACTTCGTTCAGTTCTTCGTTTTCCACGGTCAATCCTTCGATGATGCCGCGCGCCGTATGGAAGTAGCCGCTGGAAATGAGCGGCAAAACCGGCGCGAAATCGAGCAGAAGCGAACTGTCGAACGGCAACAATTTCTCGTGCAGGTCGCGGTCGATGCGCTTCGCTATGGCATAGTTCCAGTCCAGCCCGGCGTTCTCGCGTGCGAGGCTCTGTTTAACGCAGTCCGTGGATTCCAGATATTCGTTTCTCTTGTACATGTTATCCCCCGATGTCCGACGCGCCGAAGGAAAGCCAGGGGACGTTCTCCGCCTGAGCCTTGCCGTCCGAAGCCGTCCACCATTTGAGTCCTTCGTATGTCGTCTGCATGTTGTTTTCCATATTGTAGTCGAATACGTAGTTGCTCGTCGTCCCGCTCCCGCTCTGGAGTTTCGCCGCGAACTGGACACCGCAAGATACAAGCTGGATTATGTAACGGCTGTTACGCCCTATGCGTAGCGACCCGCTCGATTCCTCGTGCAGGTCCACGTTGAACTCGCCGTAGGTGCTCCCGTCGATGGCGTAGGTGTCGCCGTGCTCCTGCCCCACGAAGGCGGTCTTGCCCTCGTTCGCGACCAGCGTGTCCGTGGAGCCGAGGAGGTTCATGTCCTTGTCGAAGATGCCTATCCGGAAAATCGGGCGTCCGGAAAAACTGCCGGAAAGGGCGAATCGGCATTTCGTGAGGATTCCCTGCGCGTCGGAGACCCGCTTCATCCGGTAGGCCACAACGTTGATGCCCGTGTCGTCGCCCCATGCCGGGGGTTCCGATGTCCACCACGATCCGTAATTGCCGGTGTTGGCGTTGATGGCCGATTCGTCGATGGTCTTGAGCTTCGGGTCGCTCTCGCCTTCGAGGTTCACGCCGAAGTAGAGCTTGCCGCCGATTTTCTGGATGGTCATCGGGCTCGTGTCGCTTTCCGTGAGGAGCAGGTTTTCCAGATAGTCTGCGACGCCTTCCGCATCCACCTTGGCCTTGCCCGATTCATGCCCGGTGCCGCCCTCTTCGAGAGCCGTCAGCCGGTTCTTGATTGCCGCGTCTTCCATCGTCCTCCCACGGTTCTCTTCGTATAGTCCGATGTGCAATTCTTCTATGTTGGACTTGATGTCTTTGAACGGCATCCTGTACGATCCGATGTCTGGCTCTGTCAGCAGAAGCTGCGCGTTCTCGCTGGCGTCAGCCATCTTTTTTTCTGCCAGTTCCGATACCCTGATCTTGTCAGCCATTACGTTCCCTCCGTCATTATTCGTTCTCCATTCTCTGTCAAAATGAGTTCACCTGTTTCTGCAACGAGTCCCATAGATTCGAGATCGCGTGCCACGGCCAGAATCCTCTTTCCTTCGCCGGTCACTATGAAATCCCCGCCGGATACCGTCCGCAATGCGGCACCCGGCAAAGCCAGCACCCCCGCCGGGGCGAGTTTCTGCAGTTTTTTCCTCGGGATCTGCCTTCCCGCAGGCGTATAGACGAAGAAAGTCGCCGGGCTCTCATCCATGTATTGCGGCTTCGGATCGCCTGAAATATCCGCGGCGTTGGCGATGACGTTGTCCGGGGTGCCTGCGGTGTCACTCTTCAGTAGTTCCAGCAACCGTTCCCTGAACTCGCCGTCGCTTTCTCCATGCTTTCTGACGATGTTCTTTATCTTGCCAATGATGTCCAGCCACGCGCCTTCGGCGGCGTTGATGTCGAAGGCGTCGGATGTCCGTTCTGCTGAATCCTCCGAAGGCTGCAGAGATTCTATGGCCGATTCCAGGACCGACAACAGGTTGCCGGATTCCCGGTACTGCTCGATGACAAGCCCCTTGACGCTTTCAAAGAGTTTCAGCGGGTTCATCAGCCGCCCTCTCCGAGAATTACCGTTATTCCTTCCTCATCAAGCGATGCGCATAGGTTGTCCGGCACTTCTATTCTCCCGCTTGTCGCGCTCTTTCCGTCGAAAGTAGCCTTGAACTGCAAGTCCAAGATGCCGGGTACGTTGTCGTAAATCGGCGAAGCGAGCCGCTGGATGATGATGTCCTTTCCCGGCGTGTACTGGTCTTTCGCCCATTCCACAAGGGCCGACTTGATTTTGGCATCGTAATCGTCGGGAAGCGTCTCCTCCTCGTATTCCTTGACCGTCACCTCCAGCGTCATGGGGAGGCTTTCAATAATCGTGAATTTGACCTCGTGCTCAAATCCCGCCTTGTCCGTAACATTTCCCGACGAACTTCCGTGCGTCCTTATCCCGGCAGGTTTGCAGTGCCATATCGCGGCGGCAATTTCGTCGTCGGAACTTGTCGCCGATTGCGGGACGTAAACCGCCACCGAATGGCCAGGAATGCCTCCCATCTCTTCCGGTTCTTCGTTGGACTTCATCGAGATTCCGCCGCCCAGCTTATCGCGCAGGTAGGTGAGCATCCCGTCGAAAGTGGCCATGCCTCCAAATTCCGCTGTTCCGATACGATCACGCAGTGATGCGTCGGACTCCCCCGAATCGCGGGCAATGCCGGCGATGGCGGCGATTCTGTCCAGAAATACCCCTTCGGCGGTCGCCACGTCCAGATTGGCGAGTGCCGCCTGCACCGTCTGCGCAGCTTCCATGGCTGCGTATGCGAACAGGTCTATTAGCATCCCGTCCGGGCTGCTGGAACTCGTATTCAGGTCATATCCGAACGTCCCCTTGAAATCCTTTTCCAATGCTTCCCGGATTTCCCGGAAGCTCTTTATAGTAATGCCGGATGCCGTGTCCAGCGTGGCCGCGTTTATCGCCATCAGAACTCCTCCGTAGCAGTGCTTCCGTCTTCAGCCGTGAGCCTTACACGACCGCCGATATTGCGCATTATTCCAGGCTTTCCGTCCGCAGGCATCCTGATTTCCACGGAGTCCACCTTGCGGACGCCGCGGATTCCTTCCAGCCTGTCGCGGATGATGCTGACCGCTATGTCAAGGTGGGTCGCCGGAAGACCCAGGATTTGCCCGAACCACGGGACTCCCTCTTCCGGGTCTGCGAAAGCCTCGCCCTCTTCCGTGCGCATGGCGCACAAGGCCGCCTGTCCGACGCTTTGTGCCAGCGTCGTAGTGCGGACTATCCGCCCGCCATCCGCATGGATGTCCTTCGATTCGTCCAGGTACAGGTCGTTCATCCGGGAAAAAATAGACTCCTTTTGATGCTCGTGGCGAAAACCCCGAAAGATTCCGAAAAACACCAAAAAACGGAACGGAATGACAGACTTTGTCATCTGTTTTTGTTTATCTTGAAAAGGTTCGGAGGTTCAAATGAAAAGGTATCGCGGAATAGAGTTCCTGTTCGATTCGGTTTTAAGCGGCTTCAACTGCCTCATCATCCTTGTAATCCTCTTGTTCGTCGTGGTGATTGCCATCGGCTTCTTCAGCCACTACGGGCTGTTCGCCATCCCGATGCTCGGGGTGATTTTCGCATGGCTCTATGCTTGCGGGTATTTCAGGAAGCCGAAGAAGCCCGAAGAAAAGGGGAAGGCGTTCAAGGATGGGACGCCAGAAGAAATCGCCGAGCGTGAGGAACGGGCAAAAATGCCGCTGAACCGCTAGATGGACTACGTGGGGGGTGGAGACTCCGGCCCGGTTGTCATGCCAGTCGATCCAGATATTTCATGGACATGAGTAGAAATGGCCAAAGGCCTGTTCTTTGCGTTTACCGTGACCTCGCCGCCTGCGGAAATGCAGCCGCCGGATTCCATGTCGCCCATGGCCTCTATGTTGCCTGAAACTTTCAAGTCGCCTTCAATATCCAGCGTACCGGCCTTGATCGCAATGTCGGATGCCGTCTCGATTTCCACCTTGCCGTCCTTTTTTACGGTAACCGTTATTTTCGGCTTTTTGTCCCCGTGACTTTCCATTCGCACGGGAATCGCCAAAAGGCTGTTCAAGTCGTTTCCCGCAAAGCTCCTGGGCGTGCATGGCAAACCATGGAACCAGTCGCCAGCCTTCCATTCCGAAAGGTCGCGGGAAGATGCCACCAAAAGTACCGGGTCGCCTTCCTGAAGTTCGAATTTGACGATGGCCGATGCCGTCCCCGGAAAAAGGACAGGAACGTTGTTGATGGTTCGCAGTTGTCCGTCCTTCTGCGTCGGCTCCAGCTGCATGTTGGAAAGGCAGTTCCTGATTGAAGGACGCACGTCCACCGTGCCGCCCTCGTTCACCTTCGCCACATTGCCAGGCATTGCGGTCTCGAAAGTCTCCATTTCGGAATCGAAGACCCCGGACGCTATTTTCACTACGTCAAGCACCTGCGCCCCCTTTGTCTTTTTTCAACTGTTCCACCTCGAAGGCTTCGCAGCTTACCGAAAATTCCCCGCCGAAGTTGGATCCGGAATACTCGGCCCGTGTGACAACGAAGCGCCCATGGACGGCCAGTACGGAATCGTATGCGCCGCCCGTCCTGCTGTCCACCTCGCAGAACACGTTGGGGGCTATCCGTGGCGTAAGGAGAGCACGGAACTCGATTTCGCGCGGACGGTCTATCCGTTCCACTTTGGAATTTTTCGGAGCATTCGTTCCCGATTCCTTGTGGTATTCCTCGGCGCTCTGCTCCTCCTTTTCGGAAAGGAGGTAGTATTCCGGGTCGTCCCCGAAATTCACCCTGTTAAGGGTCTCGTCCCTCTTCTCGGTAGCCGACAGGAGGCCGGAGGAATAGTCCAGAATCGTCTCCTCCAACTGGACGGAATTGGCGAAATCCATCACTATCATTTCGTTGTTGTCGATGTAGATTTTCTTCCTGAAATAGGGGGACAGCACGTATTCGGCGAAATGCTTCGCCACCGCCCGGAACGAGCCGCTCTCGTTGAAATTCCACGGGATTCCCTCGCCCAGGAAGTCGGAGAACCCGGCCCGAAGCGCTATTCCCGCATAGGAGCACAGCGTGTCCAGGCATTCACGGACGGAAGTGCCCTTCTCGAACGCCACAGCCACGTGGAGCCTGGAAAGCTGGTAGAAGGCTCCCCTTGCGCTCACGCACGTGAGGGTAGTCCTGTATCCCGCCCCGTCACGCTCGGTCTTCACCATCGCAATCTGGCCGACGAATATTTTTCCAACGTCGTCGCCGCTTCCGGCTTCGAGAATGACGGAATTCCCATCCCCCATGAGCCATCCGATGGTGTCCGGGCTGGCGTTGTAGAGCTCTATGGTAGCGCAGTTGTCGTAGAACTCCACGGAACGGGTCACGTCGAACGAAATATCCAGTCCGGACAGGTCGCGGCCTTCCGTGTCCGTGTCGTTGCCGCAGAAAAAACGCCCGGCCTTGAGCCTTACCGTCCTCCCCTGAATCATATCACCCCGTACGAATGCAGCATTTCAGCGTCTTTGCCATCCACATAGTAAAGGCCCCATTCCGTCCCGAGGTTCGAATATCCCGGCTGTTCCGTTCCGGATGCCGCATTGCGCAGGAGAACAAGGTCGCCTTCCGGCAATACCCTGTTTGACGATTTTAAAAGGGGCGATTCAGGGATCATCCTGATTCCGAAGTTCTTTCCCAAAGAACTCTCGAAATCGGCGAACCAGTGGCCGTCCCGCTCGTTCCAGAGAAGCCGTATCGCTAGCCCCGTCCCGCCGACGTTCACGGTCTCGGCGATATGGTTCCCGCCACCTGTAGATATGGGGATCTGCAGCATCACAAGCCTCCCGCCGTCTCCGGCCTTGTCGATTTTCCGAGTTTCTGTCCTATTTCCTCG